CGTCCGTTGGCCCCAGGCCGGCGGCCAGCCGGTTCTTGACCGCCGCCAGCCCGACGGTACCGAGCTTGAGCATCTCAAGCTGGCGAAAGTTCAGGTGATCCACCCGGAGCTGCCTGCGGAACCAGATGCGAACGCTGGGCACGGATGAGCTTTGAAGGGTCGTGTGACCTTGAGAACTGACAACTAAGTTACAGATCGTCGGGTTTTAGGCCCGTCTTTTCGGCCAGCAGCTTCAGCGCCACTGGTCCGAGCGTCACTTGGTCATGGTAGGCAAACAGCACATCAGGCCAGCCGGGTCTCTCCAAGATTCGGTGCGAGCCTCTATGCCGCTTGATCCGCCAGCCAATGCGGAGCAGGGCAGCCAGCGCTCTCGAAGCTTTGACCGATGGCCAGCGGCCCGCAGACTCAGGCGGCAACGAATGACACCTGAAGTTCGCCCGGCACAGCCTCCCCGTGCTCCAACCGGTCGGCGATCAAGCGTAAGGCCAGCGCCTGCGCCGCTGCGCAAGCCTGTTTCTTCGTGCGCCCATAAGCGGTGACTCCGGGTAGCGCCGGAATGTCCGCCAGCCAGCGGCCATCCTGCTCACGGTAGAACTTAACTTCCAGGACGAAATCCTGAATCCCGCGAGTCTTGCTCATGTACTTATGATGCTACAAGCGGCAGTGGGCGCGGCGCGCTCGCTCTCGGCGTCACCCCGCCCGGTGGAAATGCAGCACCAGGCGGAGGCCGCCCTCGGCGTCGGCTGCAAGATCCACGACCTTGTAGAGCGCGCCGTCCAGGCTGACCTCATCGCCCCGCGCCGGCGGATCCGGGAAAGCCGCCGCCGGCACGAACAGCAGCGCATACGTGCCCGGCGCGGCGTCCTCCGCCCGAGCCGCCTGGTCCACAATGCCAGTCAGCGTGAACGATGAGCCCGCCTGCGGGGTGTAGATTACTTGCCGACCGAAGGCAGCCAAGACTTGCTCGTTCAGCCCGTTCACCAGCGACGCCCAATCAGCCATCTCTCAGGCCTTGGTCGCCCGGACCAGAATCTCGGGCCGGTGGCAGATGGGCAAGGGATTCGACTGCGAGTGCAAGTCGGTCCCCCGGCCGAACTTGCGCGGCTCCTGCTTGGCGTAGAGCGGCAGGCCCAAGGTGTTCGCCGTCTCGTTGAAGTCCGCCGGGGCGAAGTAAGTGCGGAAGGTCGTGGCCGTGCCCAGCGGGAAAAAGTGGGCCTCATCGTCGGCGATGAACTTGCGCACCGCGCCACTGGAGTCGGTCGCCTGGCCGCGGTACTCTTCGAACGTCACCCCACCGAAGGTGAAGCCCGTGCGGTTGTCCGAAAACAGCACCAGGCCCTCGCGCCAGCGCTGGTAGGCTTCCTTGACCTTGGGGTGCGTGGTCAGGGCGTCGAAGAAGCCCGGCGAGCACAGGCACATCACGCCAGTCATGAACTCGCCTTTGAGGTTGTCCTCGATGTGCCGGCGAACCTCGAGCACTTTGAGCAGCACTTCGGTCGAGGCGGTGGTCAGGGCGAAGTTGACCACCTTGGGCGTGATCTCAAACTCCTGGTAGAGGTCGTAGAGGGTCGAGCCGTCGGCATCCAGGATCACGCCCTTGAGCGCGCCCATGCGCAGGTGCTCGAGCGTGATGGCGTGCTTGGCGCGCATGGTCTGAAGCTTCTGGGCCATGAGGTTCGCCAGGGCGTCCATCTCGGTCTCCGAGCCGAAGGCGCGGATGCCCTGGACCTCTTCGGGCAGCACGACATCGTCGTGCGGAATGTGCGGGATGACGAACGAGCGCACCTTGCGCTTCGCCTGCTTGCCCACCGTACCCGGCGAGCCCACCGGACGCGTGGGCAGCAGGTTGAGCACGCCGTTCATCTCCTCGATGATGATGGTGCGCGTGCGGACACCGACGGGCGGAAACAGGTTCAATTGCTCCAGGCGCCCGTAGGTGTTGGGGATCTTGTTGATGGCGGCCGTGAGGGCCGCCATGTCGAAAGCGTCGGAAGAAAAAGGATTCAGCATGGCTCACGCTCCTTCGCGGACGAGGATGCCCAGGGCCTTGAGTTGCGCCAGGGCGGTGTTCTTCTGTGGACCCGTAATCCCGCTCGGCCACACCAGCCCCTTGTCGGAGCAGATGGCATGGCGCGCGATGATCACGCCCGGCGTGTCCGCCGCACTCGCATCGACATCGCCAAGCAGCACTCCGGCGGCGTTCTCGGAGCCGTCGCTCGCCGAAGGCGCCAGTTGGGTGACCTTGCCGGTAGCGGTGACGATGCCGACCACGGCGCCGGTTTTGAGGTTCTGGCCGGAAGCCACCGTCACTTGATCGCGACTGTAGAGGTTGTCCTCTTCGAACTTCAGCCAGTCGCCGAGGTAGTTGGATTCGGTCTTGGCAGCCATGTCAGTTCACTCCTTTGGCCAGCCGCTCGACGGCCTTGAGGACCGGATTCTGCTCGAGCGGCACCTTGGCGCTCGTGCCCGCATCCGGCATCACATGCGAGCGGATCTCTGGGGCGTCTTCGGCCGCGCGGGCCTCGATCAGGTACTGGCGCGCCTCCGTGGGGGTAGCCCCACGCGCCAGCAACGTGGCGGCCTTGGCCGGCAGGCCGGCCAGGGCGCACAGCTCGACGATCTCGCGCGCCTCGGCGTAGCCTTCGCGGTGCGCTTCGGCGCGGATCGCTTCCAGGTCGATGGTGGGCTCGGGCGCTTCGGCCCGAACCGGTTCTTCGTTCATACGTCTGCCTCCTTGGGGAATGGAAGTCGGTTTTACGAATGCGGCCAGATCGGCGAGCGCCGTGCGGAAGGTGCCTGTGCGATCGGCCAGGCCGGCGGCGACGGCCTCGGGGCCGTACTTGAGCGCGGCGCCCATGTCTCGAATCGCCTGCTCGCTCAAACCGCGCCGCCGAGCGACGGCCTCGACAAACAGCCCGTAGAGCCGCCGGACTTCGGCCTCAAGCGCCGCCCGCGCCGCCTCCGACAGCGGCTCGTTGGGATTGCCATCGGTCTTGCCTTCGCCTTCGGCGATATAGGTGACCTTGACGCCCAGCTTGCGGTTGTACTCGCTCCAATCGAGGTGCTCAGCGTAGATGCCGATCGAGCCGACCCCGCCGGTGAACTCGGGCACATAGATCCGCTCGGCCGCCGTCGCCAGCAAGTACGCCGCGCTGAACATCGAGTTGTCGGCCACGGCCCAGATCGGCTTCTGGCGCGCCAGCGCGGTCAGCGCGGCCGCGGTCTCGAAGGCGTTCTCCGAATCGCCGCCGGGCGAGTTGACGCGCAGCAGAACGGCGCGCACCTCGGGATCGGCGATCGCTTGCTCGACTTCGTCGAGGATCTCGCCGTAGGCCGTGGCGCCGAACAGGATGGCATCGAAGAGCGACGGCTCGTTGGCGAGCACACCAGCGATGTCGATGACGGCCACGCCCTCCTGAACCGGATACGGCTTCCTTGCGCCATAAGCGGCATCGAGCTTGGTGGCCTCAACGAGCAGCGGCTTGGCGCCGAACAAGCGCAGAACTTCTTCGCGTCGCATCATGCTTGGTCGCTATCGCCGCCCGAGTCGGTGTCGTAGCTCAGGCCCAGCTCCCGGGCCCGGGCGTTATCGGTCGCGATCTCGCGGTCGATCGCCTCGGCGTCGTAGCCTTGCTCAGAGACGACCTCGGCGCGACTCTTGAACCCTGCGCGCACCGCCATGATCTGCGCCTTGATGTCCTTCAAGGGATCGACCCAGGCAAAGCCCGGCGGAATCCACTTGGCGTCGTAGTAAAGCGCCACGTCGCCCTGCTTGGGCAGCGCGCCACTCAAAAGCGCCGCCTCGATCCACCGCCGCCACACCGGTCGGCAGAACTGGTAGACGATCACTTGGTGCTGGAACTGCTCGCAGCGGCGGCGGAACTCGAGCAGCCCGGCGCGGATCGAAGAGTAGTTGACGCCGGTCAGATCCCCGGTCAACTGCTCGTAGGTGATGCCCATGCCGGCCGCAATCGAGCGGAGCTGCACGCGCATGAAGGTCTCGTAGCTGGCGCCCACGTCGGCCGGTGTGGAGAACTTGATGTCCTCGCCCGGCAGCAGCACCTGAAGCGTGCCCGGCTCGAGGCCCGCCAACGCCGTGCCGCTCTGGTCCGTCACCGTCTCGCCGAGCATCTGGTCCTCGGGGGCGTTTTTCAAAATGAAGCCGGCAAACATGGCGGCCGTCTTCTTGCGCACCAGCTCGGCGTCGTCGTACTGGTCGAGCTCGTAGAGCTTGATGAGCACCTGCGTAAGCCACGGCTGGCCGCGCAACTGGCCGGGCCGAATGGGCCGGAACAGGTGCAGCACCGAATCGGCCGGCACGCGCACCATCTCGGTTGAGGCCATCGGGTGGAGCGCATCGAAGGGATGCTCGCGGTAGAGCCAGTAAGCCACGCGCCGCCCGATCTGGTCGAACTAGATCCCGGCGCGAAGGTAGTTGCCGCTCGCGAGCCTCCGGGTCTCGCCCGTCGGCAGGTGCTCGGCTTCGAGCAGCTGGAGCTGCAACGGAACGGTCAGGCCGTCTTTGGCGAGGCGCGGCCGCAGCCGGATCAAGCACTCCCCGGCCTCCATCACCGCGCGGCAGGCGAGCGTCTGGAGGCCGTAGAAATCGGTCAGATTGCTGGCGTCGGCCTCATCGGTCCAGCGCAGCCACAGCTGCTGAATCCGCTCCTTGAGCCGCGCATCCGGATGCAGCGACTGCGGGTTAATGCCGGTGCCGATGGCGTTGGCCACGAAGGCATCGAGCGCATTGGCCGCCCAGGGATTGCGCCGCACCATGTCGCGCGAGCGGGCGCGCAGCGTGTCCAGGTTGCGGAAGACGAGCGTGTTGATGTCGCTCGTCGCCGGGAGCCACCCGGTGGTGCGGCGCGTCGCCGCCGCGGCCTCGTAATCAGCCGCGGCCCGCCGCCGGGTCCAGGGGGCGCCCCTGACCGCCGCCTGAAGCTGCTTCCACCAGCCCACGCCTCAGAACCCCTTCTCGGTCCAGATCCGGATCTGCCGGATCGCCGTTTTGCCGCTGGCCTTGGCCACGTCGGCCTCGGCGGCGGCGATGGCCGCCTTGAGCTCCTCGATGCTGCGGTACTCAATCTCGCGGTTCTCAAACCGCACCCGGCGCACGCCACCCGCCAGAGCGTC